TCTGAGCAACCTTCGCAGCCAGGGCTGCAACGAACGCTTCCTGGAAACGAAACGGAATATCGAGAGTGTTTTGTGCGTTGCCTGGATCTTGCATCTGCTTCCACAGATCCATGACGATCTCATCAGTGTTGTTCTCTGCGGCAAGCCAGTACAAAACTCGCACCGGATTGGCACCGCTGGGTGTGTCTCGACGACGATCGATAAAGTATCGATCCGGCCTGCCGACCAGATTCTTGTCATGGATGATCAGATAGTCTGACCTGGAGATGGGATACATCTCCGTGTCCGTGACGATTCCCGCAGGAAAGACTCCTGCTGAACGACGCAGCACAGCAGTCTGCACCTGGATCGTGCCTACCGGCAGATCGAACTCGGTTTCACCAATAGTCGTCTGATGCTGTATCTGCTCAAACGTCCATTGGCGACCGCCCTTATTCGACCATCGTGCCAACACGAATCCAACCGATCGACGGATCGAGATGAGATGCTGACCTGTAATCTCCTGGAGATTCAGACCAGCTCTCTCAACCGCTTCGTCGGTGTAATCAGCCAGAACCGGGTCAGTAATATACGTGCCCGTAACTGACATGATTAACCTCCCCTATGACCGGCCTGCAAGACCTCCATCAAGACTGGAGTAGTCACCACTACCGCATTCGAGACAAGACGCAGAGCGTTCACCGGGAAAGCGATATTGCCTGACGCATTAGCCGCGATATTCACCAGGGAATCGTGATCGATTGGATTCACCACCGGATAGACCACATCGAACTTGGAGCCGAACCAGGCATTTCTCGTCGGTTTGGGGAAGTTGCCCCTGGCCGATAGAAGATTGGTCAACGTAAGCTCAACGGTGACATCTGTTGCACCACCAATCGTGATCACCAGGCCGACATTCACCGGATTCCGGATATAGTCCAGCGGCAACCAGGAAGTCGATACGATCAAAGCAGTACCAACTGTGATCGCTCCAGCCGAATCACCATCGATCAAGATCTCGGTGACGGTGGCAAAAGCATTCACCGTGGTTGCTGTGGCCGCTTCTCCGGCAACCGCTTCGACGAGTTGCTTTCCATCGAACCTGGTGCCGCTGACCAGGAATCTCCTGGCCGACTCATCCGCAGCAAAAGTGAACACCACCTGGCGAGCCGTATCGAATACAACGATTCCACCAGATGCAAGAGCGCCATTTATCAATAGCGCCTGCTCACCTCCGGCTGCTGGAGTTTGTGAGGCACAAACACCATCCGCATCGGCGGCTGCATAGGGGTCAATTTGTAAGACATTTTGTCTCATGGCATTAGACTCCTATGCGTTAGATTGCAGAGAATGTAGCCTGACGAGAGTCAGTGTAGTTCTCTCCGATACCATCTTTGGTGAGATCCGCCAGGTAAGTCACCTCGATGTTGTCAGTTAAGGCGATAGGCTGATAATCCGCACGTTGATCGACGGTGGTCGCTGACTGCCCACTGGTATTGCCGGGATCGAATGAACCAGTAATCACGATGCTACTGCTCTCGATAGCAAGGTGGGTCCTGGCCAGGGCATTACTTGGCCATCTCAACGCTCGTCTTTTCAGCCCACGAGGGCCTGTTTCGAGTTGACCGAGAGAAACGACACCGGCTGTATCGTCATCGACGATCACCCGATCAATCTTGGTGAAATGCTTAACACCTTCGAGCGTGGTCGTGTTTGGACCGACGATTTCTTCAGCTTGTGGTCTGCCGTTGGCATCACGACCGAGAATCGTGAATAGCCTCGCGCTTTCGTTGCCAGCCGCTGTGATCGACACACGACCGCAAAAGGCCAAAGTAGCAACACCATCGACAGCATCGTTGCCGTTGATCAGCAAATCCTGTTCGCCGCCAGCCCCTGGTGTTTGGTTGGCCGCTACCGCTTGGTTGTCGGTGTTGCCTCCACCAAAAGCCTCGGTGACCATGACAGCGATCCGTAAACCTCGAAGGCTACTTCCTAATTCGTCACCTGTTAATGCGTTATTCAGGGCGACTCCATCACCCATCATGATCTGACTAGCATGTGAAATTGTATGTTTACTCATGACAGCTCCTTAGCAGTGGCGTATTCCAGCCACATCAATTAAGTAAAAGGGAACGCCCGGCCAGCAGAGCAAGCCGGGCTTCCCAGTTCAAGGCCCAGGTCTTGGAGAAACCTGTTCCCTTACCTCTTACGCTCCACCTGGAGAGCCGTAAGCACCTCGCCAGTCGGACCAGCCGTAGCTGTACCGCTCGCGAGCTTTGTAACGCAGGTTGCCAGTCTCGAAGTCGCCTTCGATACCACGACTGATCTTCTTGCGAACAAAGTGCTTCAGGCCATCCGGCGCATCCGTCTTGAGCGTCCACTGATCTGGATCGGTAAGACGATGGTTCACGCAGAATCCATCACCGACTGTGCCCAGAGTGTAGATAGCAGAGATGTCGTTATCGCCAGTGTTCGTGCGATAAGGTGACATCAGAATGCGCGTAGCCACGAACTGAAGTTCTGTCGGAACAATCAGTTTTGTGATCTGCGCTGCAATCGGGATGCCACGATCGTCGTCGAACTCTGAGATGTCGATCGCTGCCTGCTCAAGGGATGCTTCTGCAAGGTCAGCAGCAGTCGCCAGGGTGTTAGCCTGGACTCCACCACCGAACTGCGGATGCAAGAGCGAAAATAACGGAACTCCGTCGCCGCCAAGGAACCCGGCGTCGAATCCGTTATTGATGATGTCAGCACCTTTGACTTCCTTGGTGTGCTGGAGAGAACGGGCAAGGGCCCTTGCATACTTGTTGCCAAGACTTCCGTACAAGCCATCTTCTTCAGCTTCCTCGGTGATTGCAAATGCCAACGCAATCGTCTCATGCGTGTACCTGGCGACGTAACTCTCTGCCCCCTGGTCGTATGCCACGCCTTCGCCTTCGGGTTTCACTGGCGCACCAGCGAATCCTGCGAGCAGAACGTCTTCCTCGAATGCTTTCATCGATCGCTCGATGTCGAAGATGTCGCGCCACTCCTCTGGATACCGCTTGTACTCCATACCGAAGACAGCGTTCAACCCTTCCTGTAGTTGTTTGCGAAAGTCGCTTCGATTCATAGCCATGATTAGACTCCCGCTGCTGCTAGTTGGCCGTAACTATGGTTGTTAATAAGAACGCGAGCTTTCGCGAACTCACCATAGTCATTCTCAGGTATTCGAGAGAGACCAAGGATACGCAACTGTCTCGCTGATGGATTCAGTGTCGTCTGGTCAAGCTCGTAAGCCGATCGGCCTGTAAATGCGTTCCCCGTTCCAGCAACGAAGTTGGCTAACTGACCAACATCCGCTTCTACTAAGCCAGCCGCACCGCTGACTTGTATGATGAACTCACTCCTTGGGTCATCATAAACGAGGGCTTCTGGATTGTCTTCGCCACGTTGTAATCCAGTTCCAACGGTTCCGCTGAGCCAGTTAGGCTCGAAGATAACATCCCCTCTGGCATCGGTGAAACGAACACCGGCAAAGATACCTACGATCAGGTTTGCATTGCCAGCACTTGAGAGAATAATTCGCCGGCCTGTGCCGGTGAGAACTACTGGATCACCGGAAAAAATATCTTCCGCTAATCCATTCTCAATCTCGTAACTACCGAGTCTTTGGGGCGTACCTCCTGCTCCGTGGCGAGTGGCTGTAAAGCCAAACGGTCGATCCACGTTTGTCATTCGGATACCTCCGGTTAATCATCATCTGCAACCTCTACTCGTCGTTGAGGTGCAGCCGTAACGGACGAGTGCCTGGTAGCCTGGATCGGGCCGAAGCCTGAAACATCCTGCCTGGACACTCCCTTTAGTTGCCGCTCGATGGCACGATTCTGACGCTGCTGCTTTTCGCGGAAATGTTTCTGCCGCTGCTTGTGCATATGAACCGGCATCTCGCATAGGATCAAGTCCTCTACACCGATGACTTCACCGTACTGGTCGAGAGTGGTAGTCGGTAGTGAACGATCTGACAGGCTCGATGCCTTAACAGGTCTCCACCCTTCTCGAATAGCATTCCTCAGTCGGGCTGTATCGCGAACGGTTCCCAGACGTATCCGAATGAAACGATTCACGTAACCATCCCTGGCAGGTGGCGCATCCAGATCTGAATGCCTTCGCCACTCCGTTTGTTCATTGTCCGTTTCCGTGTCGTACAGGTCGTCCATTTCCCGGTCCATGTTTTCCGTTTCATGGACTTTGCCTTCTCCGTGGACCAACTGCTCAGGCGCATTCTTCTCTTTGCCTGACACTTTTGTTCCTGATGCTGAATCAACTCGACGCTGCTCAGCTTTCTTTCGTGCTTGACTTTTCGCCGTACTAACCATCGCTCAGTCTCCTACGGATTATTATCCAGGTATGCCTCAACGTGTTCAGGATTCTCAGGGTCCATTCCAAACACTTCCATGTTCTTGACCCTGGCTGCGCTTAGCGTCTTGCCGCGCTTCTTCCTGAGCTTCTTTCTCGCTAGTGAGACACCACCTCGATCACCTTCCGAAACTGGACTCCTTCGCCGCCTGCGTTTCTTCTTCGCTGACCTGCGACCTTTGTCCGGAACATCCTCGAAGTCGTCTTCTTCCTCGAACTCATCGTCGAGATCAAGATCCTCGTCATCGACTGTTTGCACAATGACACCTGGATACTTTTTCTCAACTACACGTTCTAACTGCTCGTAGAAGTCATCGTCGGTGGGCTTGTAACCTTTTTTCTGCAAAGCGATATCCGCTGTGCGAACGAACTCTCGAACGTGTCCGAGTTCGCTATCGTCCCACCAATCCTGCTCTTTGACCCACTCCGCAGCCCTGGGGATGATCTTCGGACTTTTTTCATCGTCCTCAACATCATCGGGCTCATCCCTTTGCTGTTCCAAGTCGCGCTTTTTATCGCGCATATCTGCGGTCAGCTCAGACATCTCCCTGGTAAGCGTGGCAACTTTCTTGCTGTCGCCATCTTCCATAGCAGTAACTATCTGAGCTTCGAGATCTTCGAGCTTCCCACCGAACTCATCTTCGAGTTGTTCGGCCTTCCCGGTTTTCTCAAGCTCCGCGATTCGCTTGGTTAGCTTTGATATTTCCTCGCCGGCTTCCTCTTTGGCGGAAACGATCGCTCTGTTTGCATCACGCTTGACCTTCATGAGACGCTTTCGCATCGCATTGGTCATCTTTGCTGGATTGTACTCTCCATCGTCATCCAGCTCGTCTTCCATTTCAGCATCTTCGTCATCCTTGTCATCCAACTCCAATTTGTCATCCCTGGCTTTTTTGTCATCATGACGCTCGTCGTCGGTTAAATCCTCATCTTCGAGTCCAAGCTGATCAAGTACGTTGTCCGGTATGGGATCTTCATTCCGTCGCAGATCCTCAAAGTCGTACTCAATCTTGTCCCGTTGCGTTTCAGCCATCCTCGCTCTCCTGGTCGCAACGACTCAGTGTGTCGCTGATTCTACTCCTCGCAATTCTCCAGTCAAAGAGACATGCAATCGAATGCTTCAGGCTGGTTTGTCACGCAGATGATCTGCGTATCAGTAAGGATCACCCAAAGGGTGCCATCTACCGTCCTGAATTTCTCACCGTCATGCTTACCAAACTGCACCCAGTCTCCGATATCGCAGCCAAGTGCTTGAGTCAGATCAAGTTGTGATCTGGTCACTGCCTGGTGACACAACGGGCCCATGGCTCTCACCATGCCAACATACGTGCTGAACTCCCTTTGATCTCGATACTCCTCTGGTGTCACGATTCCACCTGGCGTCGTTTCCGGTGGCTCCGGGATCTGCACCGCAATGCGCCACAGATCGATCTTACCTGGGTATTCTTTGGGCTCGAACGTATCCAGAACTGTTCCTGGTTGCGCTTCCGCCCATTCCGATTTCTCCGTTTCAGAGTTCATCCAATTCTTCCTCCGACTCCACTTGCTGCAAATACTCTTTGGTGAGATCCATCATCCATCGCAGCTCCTGGTTCTTTCCAACCAGGCGCTGATACTGTTCAACAGCTCCACCTTTATCCATGGTGGCGTGATTCTCAGCCAATCGTTCCTTGCAGCGACTCAGGAGTAGTTCTGCTATCCGAAGTGCAGACATACTCTCCTCCTAAAAGTCCGATGCACCTCCGTCGCCGGTACTTTGGTTCTTGCCCATCGTCCCTTTGGCGCGCATCTTCGACTTGCCCATGCCCATCGTGTTCTTCGCCAGGTAACCTTTCGGCTTTTCTAACGAAGTCTTTTTCTGCATGTGTCGCTGACCGGCTGGTTTAGTTTTCATGCCTTCCTTGTGCATTAGTAACTTCCTTTGTTGCTCGAACTTTCCTTACCAGTTCCAGTCTTCTGATGCTTACCCATCGCACCGGAAACATGATGTTGGCCGCCACCAGAAACCGTTGACACTTTCTTTGCGGATCTGCTTGCGGTTTTATCTGCACTCGGCTTTGGATACAAAAGATAGTCCATGACTGTCTCCTCAACCTGCGTCGAACATTAGGGCACGACGCTTACCCTTTTTCTGCTTCAGCCGCAATGATCTCCATACGGAAGCGCGACTGTGCTTGGCCGCCAGAGTATAACCTGGAGATCATCCGTAGCAACTCACGAAATCCCATGTTCAGCTCCTTCGCTGAATTAGCAAACTTCCGTGGAGGAATGTCAGCAGATCGAATATCCCTGGTTTGTAGGAATGCCCTCGCCGCTCGAACCTCTTTAGGACTTGCTAGTGCCACGTTTCTTCTTCCGTTTCTTTCCGGCCTTGCTGGTTGGTGCGCTCACTGGCCCCCTACCAAAGGTGGCTTGAGCGCGAGCTTTCTTGTCCAGGCGGCGAACTTCGGCTCTTGATTCCTTGTCCTTACGTTTCTCCTCAGCCTGGGATTCCTTGTCCTTGCGCTTCTGATCCGACTCGGACTCCTCCTCCTTGCGATCGATGCCGGCTGCGCTCTCTGCTCTGCCACGCTCGATCTTGCCGATCGTCTCCAGGTCGCGCTCGTCTTCCTCGCGTTGACGCTCGTCCTGCTCTGCCTGTTCTTCAGGTGTCGGAGCTGGAGGTGGCGGAGGCCGCAGCTTCTTGGCAACAGCTTGACTGATGAGTTTTTCTAACTCAGGCGGAAGATCCTCGTTATCTGCCGGATCGTCCAGGTTGATGTACGGTAATTGTGTTCCCAGCTCAGCCTCGACCTGGGCCCGATACACGTAGGCTTTGTGTTCCATGACATGCGCCTGGACCACTCCCTCCATCTGCGCTACCAGGTCAGGATTCTCTGCGGCCTGCTGCTCTGCAAAATTCATGTGGACTTGAATATGCGATTCGTGATCCTGGAGTGGGAAGACAGTCGCAGCAGATCCAACCATGAAGCCCATGTTCTCGCTCACCGGATCGAGTGCAGCGTCACTGTCCTCCGGCAGTATCTGATCGACATCAGGAATGCGTAACGATTCGAGCATGCGCCTGTGCGCGATCTTGCGCTGCTTCTTCGGATACAACTCAGGATCAGCCGTGATCAGTTCCAGGATTGCCTGGTTCTGTGCAATGCGTTGCGTCGTTGACCAGATGTTCGGATCGGATACCGGGATGATGTCAACGCGACCATCGAAGTCGGACTTGAGAATGGTGCGTTCCTCACCCTGCACTTCGTATGGATACTCGTCCACTTCCATGAACTCGAAGTTCAGCGTGGCCATCATCTTGAACTCTTGCCTGGCTGCCATGTGCATGCGCTTGTGAATGCCGCTGAAGACTTTCGATCCTTGCTCGATCAGCGCCAGTGTCGTTCCGACAGGTCCAGTGTTCGAGGCTTCGCCAACCATATTCTCAGTGGTAGTGGCAAATCGTCGTCCTTCATCGACGAGCGTCTGTACCAGGTTAGCCAGTGCAGTCGATGGCTCCTTGACCGGCAGGTTGAAGAATGCCTTCTCCAGCTCGTCGGCTGACATATCGACATCGATCCATTCTCCAGGTGTAAAACGTATCTCCCCAGCAATCTTGGCTTCTTTGCTCTTGAAGCCACCCTGTAAGTTTGCCACTGCTGCACTGTCGAGCAGGGCACGGATGCCACCACTGACAGCTTTTGCTAGTGAGCCAATTATGTGTAGCAGGCCAAAGCCATAGAAACCAAGGCCAGGGAGATACTTGTAATGAGTGAACCAGATTCGCTTCTTCATCAGCTCGTCGTCGTGTACCCAGTTGCGACGAACTGCCATCACCTCACGAGACTCTGACTCAACGGTGACGATGTACGGTGGCGCTATTTCTAAATCTTCATCCCAGGGCATGCGGTAATCGATGTGGTACTCAAGCATCGTGTAGATCGTGTCGTCATAGTGCTGCTGTGGCGACCGATCGTCCGCAACATCCTCCATATCGTACCTGGAGAAGCTGGTGTTCTTGTCAACCAGGATCTGTGGAGTCGGCAATAACCTGGCGTCTTCGATGAATGATCCCGCTTCCTGGGCCCTGAAAACATCGTTCTCTGGCATCTCGTATCTGTGACAGTACCGTGGAGCATTCGCAAGCGATCTCGCGTTATACGGGACGACGAAATCCTCAGCGGTAACGAACCGAGATGTAGTCATGCCTGTGATGGGATCGATGTAGACCTTCTTGAACGCAGATCCTGAAAGGGGGAGATAAAACAGCATCTGGTCAGTGGACCAGTAGTATTCGTCGTCGGCTTCCGTGAGCTGATAGTTCATGTAATCCGAAAGACGTTCACCCTGCGCCACTTTTTCTTCGGTCGCTTCACCCATGATGTAGGCTTTGACTGGCCCAGCAGGCGGGAAAAATTCCTCAATCGCTCGCGCCTGGAACTGCGTTACGGCTTCAGCGATGAGTGGATGCTGCACGGTGGCCGCACCCTTGAACGGTACATCTGATGCTGGCTCGTCGGTCAGGCCCATCAGCCTGAGACCATCGGCCAGTCGATCGAAGTGTTCCTCGCGAACCTGCTCATCGATCTCGTAGTATTCGATCAGCTCGTCCGCGATTGTGATTCGTTCCTGGGGAGACAGCTCCTCTGCCAGGTTGTCGTTCCAACCTTCAGGTGTCTCTGCATCGTGATCGATGTCAGCGTACTCAGCGATCTCGCCCTTCGGAAGAACCGAGATGGTGCCATCGTCATTGTGCGTAATGATGTTTCTATCGGTGACCTGTTCGGTCTCCGTGAAGGTCGGCATCGGCTTCATGGTCGATAAAAGATCTGCTCTGACTGCCATGAATTATTCCTCTGGAGTTTCTGGTTTTGCCTTTCGCTTTCGCGGTTTTATTGGCTGCTGTTTATCAGCATTCAACTTTTCACGAAGGCTCGATACCGTGTCGGATACCGAACCGAGATACGCTGTCTTGTCAATCGATTCTAAAGCTGTTCGCATTTCTACTTCCGTGAGTATCAATGCGTATGTATTCTCCTTCGCCATGCTCCTCTCTCCTATTAAGCAGTAATCAATCCCAGTGCAACCAAGGCTGCGTGAACTCCACCAGCGGTCACTGCTACTCCAGTCTGTAGAATAATCGGTGTCGTTACATAGAAGCCGACTGCTCGTGCGGCTCCTATGTTTCTCGCCCGAATGCAACCAAGACCACCAGCGACCATTGAAAGACCGTTGATGCTATCTCGGGTTAAGCCAGTATCTGGATCAGCTTGGTTTGGTATAACCGTTGGAACTGACGCGCTTGCGCTCGTATTTAGCAATACAGGACCAGCACCTCCGCCACCTGCTGCTTGCAAGTTTCCACGGAAGGTGTTGGTGATCACCCCGGCTGCTTCTGCAAAGGTGAATGCCGCAACACCACCGGCAATTAACTCCCCTTGATCTGCGGAACGCCAGCCTACACCTGTATTAAGGTCAGTTCTATTTGGAATCAGGTTAGGTGTAACCGAACTTGCGCCGACATTTCGCAGTACGGGAC